AACAAGTTCCCACATGTAGCGGTGGAGGTACTTCTTCCGCATCTTTCCTCCTTCAACCCTAACCCATCCCCTATAGTAAGCCCTATCGCTCTCAGATTTTGACTCAGGGTATCTATTAAACTTGAAGCCGTTATACACGATAGTTTCTCTTTGCATAGTTCTTTGCCTTTTAAAATTATTATCTCATCTCCTTCTCGCAGTTCGCAGACAGGCTTGTAACCTGCCAAAGTAAAGACAGGATGGTCGTATGTAACACCCATTCTATTACCCTTCAAAGTTACGAAAAAATACCGAGAATTCAAAGCGGAAACGAATGAATTATATACCCGAAACAGTCCTTTTTCAGTGTCCACAATATCACCGATTCTGACCTCTGAAATCGGGATGATTCCACGTGAAGTGCTGATAGGTGTTGAGGCGATAAAACAGGCGTGACCATGCTCCTCATACGTCTGTCCCGTCATCTTGTTCTTCACCCTCGTCTTGAGGATTCCACCGTTCACGTCCTTCTGCACCATCAGATAGTCGTCGCTCGACACCTTGCAGCTCTCGTCAATCTCAATCTCCACACCTTCATCCGCGCCATCGAGCAGCTGATTGATGAACTCGCCCGTCATCGGCACGGAAGGGTTCGACTTGTCAACGCAGTCCTCCACCTCGAAGCCTTCCTCGTTCAGCGTGGAGATGTAGAGGTCAAGGAAACTGCGCTTCTCCTCGTCGATGGTGTTCGCCGCCCTGGTGCTCGCATCACCATGCAGAAAGACCTTGTCGGCATAGTTGAGGCTTCTCAGACGCTTCGCCACCAGCCTTGCAGCCTTCTTCACTGTGTTGTCGGGACTCGTGGCCATCACCTCCGCGAACTGGCGCACCTTCACCTTGTCGGGCGTCTCCTCCACCTGCCACAGCGTGTTCGTGATGTACGGCAGCACGTTGTTATCGACAGACAGATGCACAGGCAACTCGGGAATGAACGGCACCTGCTTCAGATGCTTCGACGTGTTGTAAGCCCAGAAGAACTCACTACCAGTATGCAGCACACCCCATTCGCCAAGCGCATAGATGCGATAATAGTCGGGGTCGTGCACCTTGTCATGCTCGAAGTCCGCCACCGCCTGCTCATCGTAGAACCCGAACTTTCCGTTCGGACTACCCACCACCCAGAAGTTGTTCAGATACGTCGTCTGAATCAGCACCATGTTTGGAGGAATGGTTGTGATTTCGCCAGTACGTACATTCACGATGTCGCGAGAACTGTTCATCTTGATGCTCTTCACCTCGGTGCGCCACGGCTTCAAAGGTCGCAGTCTTCCATCCTTGTCCATCAGCTCTACAGTCATAGGTACATCGTGCCAATCTTCCTTGTCAATCACCTTCTTCTTTATCCAATGCTCCTCGCTGATAGGATTCCAGTCTCCAATAATCTGCTGACCTTCCTTACCACGCAGACGCTTTCGAATCTGCTTGAAGTCGTTCTCCTCGAATTCGCTCAGCTCTTCAAGCAGCACCCTCTTATAGTTGGAGATACCCTTGATTCGTTCGCTCTCATCCAGTCCCTTAAAGTCGATACGGGCACCATTCGGAAATCTGATGCTGTTCTGCAAGAACCGCAGTTGTTCCTTCACTCCGAGCGTATCAGAAGCCACTTTAAAATCTTCGTAGATAGAATCCTTGATGGTAGCACCAACCTTTCGGAACACCACCGAATTTTCACCGTCCTCGAAAGTGAGCATGATGAAGACTTCGGCAGCACCGAAGGACTTTCCAGACGATGAGCCTCCATACATGAGGATGAAGCGAACATCCTTGTCATGGGTGTACTTCATCAGCTGATAACCGTTCGGATTGAGTGGAGTATGGTTGATTATTGACATCTTGTAAGGTTTTTAAGCATCTTGCCTAAGGAGAATTTGTCACTTTGTCGTTCACGCGTGAGGAATGACGTTTTGCTAATCGTCATCAAACACCTCGTTGCCAAAGACAATGTTGTTGTTGGTTTCCAGCTTGCCGCCTACTTCCACCTTTCTTGCAGCATCCCATCCGTTCATGGCAGCGAGTTTGGCGATGGCGTCCGTCTTACTATGGAACTCATACGATACCTCGCCACGCTTATTGGACACCTTCTTCAGTGCCTTCTTGGTGCTCTGCTTGAAACTTATCGGGTCCTTCAGCACCGTTCTCCCCTTCTCCTCGTTATACTCAAAGATGTCCGTAACGCTTGCAGTCGCTATCGCCATCAGTTCCTCTTCGCACCTCGCACGGTCAACTTTCGTCTCCTCCGCACGCTCTGCTCTTACCTCGTTCACCCTTGCGGTAACCTTGGGGTCATTCAAAAGCTTTGAAGCACTTTGCCATACGGTCTCTGGCTTCATTTTCTCAGTATTGTACGCCTGACGATAAGCGTAGGATGCAATGCCAGAGTCAACATAGACTTGGCAGAACTTCTCCTGCTTGGGGGTCAATTGTGTTTGCTTGTCCTTTGCCATTCCAAAAAGCATTAAAGCCAGCGCACCGAAATGCGCCAGCCGTTGGTTAATTCAATCGTTCCTTCACTAACTCGATGAGGTTGCCGACAATGTTGAGGCTCTTCCCGTGCGCAAACACCTCCTGGTCGAAAGCCTCGTCGTCATGGATGGTGAAGCCGAACGTCTTCTCCACATCATCAATGATGGTCACGTAGTCGATGGAGTCCGCGCCAAGGTCTTCGTACAGACGTGCGTTGTCCGTCACCTCCGACTCCTTCACCCCGAGCTCGTCAACAACAATCCTCGTCAGTTTTTGTCTTATCTCTTGTTCGTCCATATACGTTACACTATGTTTGTTTCATGATTGCCTCGATGCCGTCACGCACCTTCTTGTAGCGCAGCGGTATGGTCGGGACGCTCGTGTCTATCTTGTACGCCTGGGCGTCATACTTGCGCATCGAGGAGAGGAAATTGATTCGCACCTCCTTGAAGCGCGACACCTCGCAGGCAAACTGATAGGTTGTGGTATCCTCTTCGTTCACGATGTTCACCAGCGGCTTGCTGGAGTTGCAGGCGAAGAGCAGCCCGTCAACCACATCGTCGATGTATGTGAAGCAGCGAGTGTTCCTGCCGAGGTTCCACAACGTCACGGCGGCATCGTTCATCAAATGCCAAAGCAGAGTTCCTGGTCGTGGGTGAGGACCGTAGGCGCTGTGGATGCGGCATCCCGTGGAGGTCGGGCAGTATATCTGCGCGAACTTCTCGGCGAACGCCTTGCTGATTCCATACATGGACGTGGTATTGGGCGAGTAGGCGGTGGGAGAACTGGCATACACCAGCTTCACCTTGTAGGTTCTGCACGCATGGCACACCTTCACAAAGGTGGCGATATTGTCCGAGAGATTCTGCTCGATGTCGTCATTGACGGCTGCTGCCAGGTGATACACGCAACCGATGCCGCCACCTGCAAGTAGTGGCGAAAGGCTGGCCGCATCACTGCCAAGCACTCTGTCTATCCTCAACACCTCACATCCCCTCTCACGGAGTCTTTGGCAGAGGGAACGTCCGATGAATCCCTCGCTGCCTGTCACAATGACTTTCATCTCTCTGTCTCTTTTATGGCTTGACGAGCTGGAACGCCTCCGCAGACGAAGGCATGAACACCAGCAGGAGAACCAGCACCAAGGCGATGACGAGCGCATAACTGAATATGCGGTTGTAGTTCACCTCGTCACTCTTGAGGCTGCTCTTCACGAACGCCATCAGCGCGTTTCCCGCGATGTAGATGCAGCCGAGCAGCAGCACGACCAGCACCATCCTCACATTGTCAAGCCTGTTTATTATCCAATATTCCATTTGTCTCTCTGTTTTTGAATGCGCTTTCTGCGCAGTTTGTTGTACCTGTCCTTTCCGCTCTTCAGCAGGTAGATGCCGTAGGACTTGGGAGTCAACGAGTGTCCGTGCTCCCTCATCTGCTTCACGGTCTTTCGCTCCACCAAACAGAAGATCGAAATTGCCACGATGAGCACAAAGAAAAGAATCAATGCCTCCATGTCATCCCTCCTTTGCCACCGTTCCCGACGGTTTCTTTGCCACCGTTCCCGAAGGTTCCGCCTTCGGTTCTTCGTCCATCGTCCTCATCCTGTTGTTAGGTGAGAAGTCCGGGTAGCAGCACATCGTCGCATAGTTCTCGCGCTTGTCGATGCCCTTCGGGTCGATGCCGTTGTAGCACGGACACTCCGAGCAGTTGATGTCGCCCACCTTCACGGGCTTCACCGTGCCGACAGGGAACGACTTCGCCGCTCCATGGGGGCAGCTCAGGCGTTCGCCAACTGAGCCGTAGTGCTTCAATGATGTCACCATATATTCCCCCACTCTACTTCGTCCTCGTACACGTTTTCTTCTTTCACCTGAGGGTAGGCATACCCGCCCGTCGCAGGCATCTGCGACTCTGGCCACGGATAAGCCCTGCACGGAGCGCATACTGGTTTGTGCACCCTCGTGCTTGGTTCTTGATACTCCTTCTTCATGTCGTTTTGGGTTTTTAGGGTTATTGACTTGAGTGTAATCACTCGAAATTGATTCTCGGTTCTCGCCGCTCCGCCTTCTTGCGTTCGGTCTCCTCGATGATGCGGTCCACCTCGTTCTCCCACACCTTCGCCTGCTCCAGTGCCGACGTCGTGCGAGTCTGGAAATAGACTTTCTGCGCGTTGCGCATCAGCCTCACCTTCTCGTAGAACTTGCGAGGACCGCTCCAGTTTTCCTGTATCTGTACTTCCTTGCTCATGCCTGTTTCCTGATGTATTTTAACCATGTGAAATGCTTGCGTCGAGGGAGGTAGTCGTCATCATGCTGGTGACGGAACGCCTCGCACTCGAAACTGATGTAGTGATAAGCCACCTTGCTATCTCGGAAGTAGCAGAGCTTCACGAGCCACTCCACGAAGTACCAGAGGTAGAAGAACACGTAGAGCATCTCCTTCATCTGTGCCGTATGGATGGACTCGTGCACGACCGTGTGCTTGTAGATGGTCATCCCCTTCCTTGCGAAGAGGATGCCGAAAAGGTTGATGCAGCGGAATCCCTTGAACGGGATGATGCTGTTGTAGATAATCATCATATCGCTTTAGATTTTTTCGTCACGGATGCGTCCGAGCATGTCCGCGGCGAGGTTCATGTCGTTCATCTCCAGCAGCTTCTCTGCCAGTTCCTTCTGTGCCATCTTGCATGCCTTCTCCGCGTTCTCGACCGACACCATCTGCACCGTCACACTCTTGTTGTCTTTCTCCTTGTAGTCAACCGCCACCTTGTGCGCCTGAATAAATTCTTGGTACGTCATATTCTTGTTATTTTGTTATTTTATTAGTTTAAACTCATAGACCCACACCCATGGGTTGCGCTGCCATGTGCCTTTGCCAGACACCTTGTCAATAAGGGCGGCGAAGGCTTCTCGAGGCTCGTAAAATCTGTTTT